TTGATAATCTCGAATTCCACGATAATTTTTCTTTTTACAAAAGAACGAAGAAAAAAGTGATAAGCCAAAAGAAAATGCGAGAAAAATAACTTATAAGTGAATTTTTAACGATTGTCGCTATTACATGAAAGAGGTTTTATATTTTACCATAAACGCATTATGGGAATCAGAAATAGAGAGGGCAGTCTGTACATGGCTACCGGGATCGACAACTCCGGCTTGTACGAAGGAAAACGCGAGGCTATGGGAATTATCAAGACTCTGGCAAGCGAGATCACCTCTTTTGATATATTTGGCGGTATCGGTATCAGTGCGGCAACGGCCTTCGCCAAAGCAGCTAAAAGCTCATACGACTTTGAGAAAGAGTTCCGGAAGAACATGCTTGAGGTTGCTACTATTTCCACTCAAGTAACAGATGATATGACCGGTTTTATGAATCAGGTTATGTCCATAACCCAAGAGATACCGATCAAGGCTCCGGAAGCAGCCAAAGCACTCTATAGCATTGTTTCCGCCGGTCATGATGGGGCGGATGGTATGAAGATTTTAGAAGTTTCGGCTAAGGCTGCAGTGGGAGGGCTTACGGAAACGGAAACGGCTGCCGATGCCATTACGACAATCCTGAACGCTTATAAGATGTCAGCGGAGGAGGCTGGTACGGTCTCGGATCAGCTTTTTACAACTGTCCGATTGGGTAAGACTACATTTGGCGAATTGGGAGCCTCCATAGCTCAGGTTGCACCTATTGCGGCCGCATACGGGATCAGTATCGATCAGGTGTTGGGTGCAGTTGCTTCATTGACCAAACAGGGAACTCCGACTGCACAGGCAATGACTCAAATCCGAGCTGCTATCCAGGGCACTGCCGGGGAACTTGGAGATGCTGCTTTCCAAGGACGTACTTTCCAAGAAGCATTGCAGTTGATTAACGAGAAAGCCGGTGGTTCTGCCTCAAAGATGAAGGAAATGCTCGGTACGGATGAAGGTTTGGCTGCAATATTGGCTTTGACCGGAAAGAATGCTAAGTCGGCAGCGAGTGATCTCGAAGAGTTGCAAAGCTCTTTAGGGGCTACGGAAGCTGCGTTTGAGAAGATGAAAGATGCTGCAGATAATCAGCTTACATTGTTGGCTAATAATGTACAGGCCTATTTGCGTCCTTTGGGAGAGAAGATTCTGAAAGAAGTCTCCAATATAGCCAAAGCGTTTAATGAAGCATTTGAGAATAACGATATAGAAGGTACAATATCAAACCTTGAATCGTTGGTAAAGAATGCAGCTGGAGCTTTTCTTTCATATAAAACAGCTATTTTACTGGTTCAGGTAGCTCAACATTCGTATGTAAAATCATCTGCCCTTAGCAGATTGGCAACGATTCAACACACGATAGCCACAGCACTGCTTACTGGTGCTTTAAAAAAACAGGCTGTTGCTATGTTGGCGGCGGGAAAAGCAGCTCTTACAAATCCGTATGTATTAGCTGTCGCTGGTGTCACTGCGCTGGGATATGCAATATTCAAACTTGCGACACAGGCGACAGCTTCGGAAAAAGCATTAGATACTCATAATAAGAGAGTCGCAGAAATGAGAGAGTGGTCTGATGGCATGAGAAGTCAGACGGAAGAAATGTTAGGTGTTTTACAAGATGAAAATAAATCCACTTTGCAAAAGGTTGAAGCCTATAAAAAGTTACAGGAGCTTTATCCAAATGAATTAAAGAATCTATCTCTACAGAAATTCCTTTTAATGGATATGGTTGAAGTCAACAAGATGTTGTCCAAGTCGATAGATGATCGTACTATGGCACAACAACGTGCAACTGTGAATTCCATTGAAGAAGAGATGGCTAAAAATAGTAAACGGATTTCTCAACTAGATAAAAAAAGTTGGATTGACACTAGCTTCCCGGAAGCACTTGAATTACGTCGGTTGCGAAAACGGAATGAGCAGCTAAAGATAGAACATGAGAAAGCTGTAGAGATCGTTGTACAAGGATTAAAAAATCGTACAAAAGCAGAGGCTTTGGTAAATAGCCAATCAGAACAAGAAGAGACGAAGTTTGCAAAACCTGTAGATCAGAAAGAACTTGAGAAGCAGAAAAAACTTCAAAAGGAACTTTTATCCCTTCGCCACCAGAATCAGCAATCCGAGATAGACCTGATGAAAGAAGGTTCCGACAAGAAGATCGCCCAGTTGAACCTTGATTATGACAGAGAGTTGGATACTATCCGTGCAAGAGAAAAAGAATGGAGAGAGGCACAAGGCGGGAAGTTGACCAAAGAGCAGACGATTGAGATCCGAATGGCAAAAGTCAATGCTGGGGCCAAATTAGGAAATGCGACATCTGATGTTATCCATGAGCAGATTGAAGCAGAAGAACGCGCCATGAACGAGTATCTGAAAGAATATGGCTCATATTTGGAAAAGCGTCAGGCTATCACGGAACTTTATAATGAGAAGATAGCAAAGGCTACTACGGAAGGAGAACGGCTTTCCCTTGCAGAAGGTATGAAAAAGGAATTGGCAGACGTGGATAATGAAGCCCAAAAGAGTACATCCATTATCACTCGGCTGTTTGATGATATGAGTAAAAAGAATATCACTTCTATTCGTGCCATTGCGGATGAAGCGGAAAAATTCTTGTCTTTTCTTGAAAGAGGGGAATATTCATCTAATAATTCATTCGGTATTACTGAAGAACAGTTTGATGTGCTTCGTAAATCTCCGGATCAGTTGAAGGCCATCAAAGATGAAATAGCAAATGTCCGCCGTGAAGCCGATCAAATGGAAACCTCTTTTAATAAAGTGTCAAATGGCTTAAAAAAAGTATTTGCCTCAGAAAATGATGCTAAGAAGTTAAAAGAGGGTTTGGCTGAGATAGAGGAGGGCATGAATGAGATCATGCAGGCCGGGCAGTTCCTTTCTGATACGTTTTCGAAGCTCGGTGATTCGTTCGGTGGTGTATTCGGTGGGATAGCTGAGGGCTTCAGTGTGGCTATGGATACTGTAAGTTCTGCCATGAACGGTGCGAAAGCCGGTTCCATGTTCGGTCCGATCGGTGCGTCTGCCGGTGCTGCCATTGGCGTCGTTACTTCTTTGGCCGGTGCCATTACCAAGATTCATGACAAGAAGAACGAGAAACGTATCCAGCGGTTGCAGGATCAGATCGACACATTAGATAAATCATACGAAAAACTGGATAAATCCATTCAGAAGGCTTATTCGAATGATGCTTCCCGATTGATTGACCAACAGAACAAACTTTTGGAACAACAGAAGCTTCTTATCCTGCAGCAAATCCGTGAAGAGCAGGATAAAAAGAAAACCGACGACAACCGTATCAAGGAATGGCAGGATCAAATAGATGAGATTAACCAAGCTATTGCCGATAATAAGGAGAAGGCCGTGGATGCCATCTTCGGGGAAGATTTAAAATCTGCTATTGACAGTTTTGCAAACGCGCAAGCCGAGGCGTGGGCTTCCGGTGAGGACCGGGCAGAATCGGCGAAAGACACGGTCAAGAAGATGATGCGCCAGATGGTTACAGAATCCATCAAAGCTGCAACGGAATCTTCCGGTGCAATGGAGAAGATTCGTGACAAGCTGAAGGAGTTCTATGCCGACAATGTCCTTTCCGGTTGGGAACAGGATTATATCTATAATATGGCGGAAGAACTGCAAAAAGAGATTGACAGGCAGTTTGGTTGGGCTGATAGCTTGATGAAAGACAAGGTAGAAGAACCGGAGAAAGAAGATGTTTCCGAAAATACCCTGAAAGGTGCGTATGCCAAAGCCTCCCAGGAAAGCATCGACCTATTGGCCGGTCAGACCGGAGCCGTCCGTATCCTGCTAGAAGATATTCGTGGCAGCATGCAGCCGATCCGTGAACAAATGAAACAGATTTATGATATGCAGTCAAAGGGCTGGGAAGATGTAAGGGTTATACGCGAATTATCAGACAAAGTGGAAAAGAATACCGACCGGATCGCTGAGAATACGAGAGAGATCAAAGAGGTTGCCGGTAAGATATCGGAGAACACCAGAGGTACGGTTAATGCCTTGGAAGGAACTATTAACGTAAAAGTAAAAATGTAGCATTATGGATAAAGAGTTTTTTGAGATAGCAAACCAGTTAGGTGCCTGCCGATTGTTGCATGGCACGGAAAACAAAGAAGAGCTTATGCGGCTTCTACTAACACCGCAGGGTACGGAGTTCTGCACGAAGAATAATTTCCCGTTTATGGAACAATTACGAGAGTTCCGGGGCAAGAAGGCCGAAAGCATGGGAATCTATATCGAGACGGACGTGGAACTGACAAATCCGGTGAAGGTATTCCTGGCCGGTTCTAAGGCAATCCTTCATTTTGATACGATCGGTCGCTACAACGTAATCCTGATGCACGGAGCAGAGGCCGAGATTCATGCGAGTAACTATGCTGTGGTGTTCGTAAAGAACGCTGGCGGTAAGGTAATAACTCATAAAGACCATACAGCACGTGTATTATGACAATAGACGGAAAAGACATATATACTGAATGGGGATGTAAATTATTGGAAGGTTCTTTTGATGATCTTCTGAAATACCCCAAACGTAAGGCAGTCAAATATAACAACTGGGCGGAAGCCGACGGGATCGATCCCGATCTGTCGATAGTGGAGTTCGAACCTAAAACCGTCAAGTTGAAATTCCTCATGAAGGCAGAAACGCTTGAGCAGTTCTGGTCCGGGTATGGAAAGTTTGTTGCTGATCTGTCCGCACCGGGCTATCGGGAATTCAATCTTATTGCCGGTCTGACCAACCGCTTACGGTTCAACGCCGGCTCTTCTCACGAACAGCCTGTGCCGTTTAATGCAGGGGAGAACGTATCTGTGTTTGAACTTTCTTTTGTCGAGGACAACCATGCCATTTATCCGGCAACTCCGGCCGGCGGTATCGGGCTTCGCGGGCAGTATGCGATTAATGGGATAGACTTTGCAGACTTCGGTATAGGATCGGACGATAACCAGGAGGACATCTTGAAATATCCTGCGGTTAAGGCGCCGTTCACCGATGGCCGTACGGTAGACCTTTCGACAATCAAAACCCAGCATCGGGAAATAAAACTGTCCCTTTGGATGTTGGCCGGCAGTGTGGAAGAGTTTCTGAATAACTATCGGGCGTTCTTTAGCCAGATATCCGGTGTAGGAAATCAGGAATTATATATTAAGACGTTGGATGGTATCATTCAGGTGTACTATACGGATTGCCCGTCCTTTTCTGTGGAAGTTTGGCTGGAGAACCGGATAGGGGCGAGATTCACTATTTCTGTTGTCGCTCCTGTAGTGAGTTGGATAGATGCCGGCGGTGATGTTCGTTACCGTGTGCTGAAAGATCCGGATTTGGGGTTATTGGCAGATGAGCAAGGTAGAATAATAGTTTTCAATTGATATGGCAGAAGAATTTGAAATAATCAGGGCTAATTTGCTTCCGGCAGCCGGAACAATAACCGATAATGATATGATCCTGATCATTCAGGGGGGAAGGCCTAAGCGTGCTTTGCCCTCTGCAATGAAAGGGAAACAGGGCGATCCCGGCCTTAGTGCGTTTTTAGGGATAAACGATAAATACATCCTTTGGAAACAGGGAGCTAATGGTGCTTGGCAGAATCTGTTGGAAATTGAGAAAATTCGTGGGCCGAAAGGAGAGAAGCCGGTTTTTCGAAAGTTGAACGGTACGCTTCAAATGAAATACGAAGGTGAGCCGGATAGTGCATACGTGGATATTTTCGACCGTGAAGAATTGAAAATGAAGTTTTCCGATCTGACGCTAGCAGAAGTGGATCAATTGAAACTGCATTTTTCTGATCTGACAGAGACTGATAAGGCCGAACTTATGAAGCCGGCAACGGATGCGGCAAAAGAGGTTCGTGAACAGATGTCCCAAATTAAGGAGGAAGCTAATACTGCTATTTCGAACGTAAACACCGCAAAAGTGAGCGCAGATGCTGCAACCAAGGCTGCAAATGATGCCGCAGCTTTAGCAAATGCCGCAGCTGGTCAAGCAACTCAATCTGCCGGAGATGCTGATGTAGCTACCAAATTGGCTGTTGCTGCCGCTGCATTGGCGGAGGAAAAAGCCGGTATAGCCAATACCGCTGCCGAGAATGCAGATACCGCAGCAGCTTCTGCCAATAAGGCAAAGGAAGAAGCCGATAAAGCGACTGTTGAAGCCAATACAGCCGCTGCAAAGGCTAATGATGCCGCCGCAAAGGCTGACACGGCAACAATAAATGCCAATACCGCAACGGATAAAGCGAATGAAGCAGCATCCTCGGCTACAACTGCCGCCGAAAATGCTGATGCGGCTGTAGAGCGTGCGGATGATACCATAGCTTCTGCCGAGACTGCTACAAAATCGGCGACGGATGCAGCTTTAGCCGCAAACACGGCAAAAGAAAATGCAGACAAGGCGGCAAATACAGCCAAAGCTGCCGCTACTCTGGCCAATGAAAAGGCAGGACTGGCGGATACGGCAGCTTTGGCTGCTAATACGGCAAAGGAAGATGCCATAGCTGCAACTGATAATGCCAACACAGCCGCCGACCGTGCCAATCGTGCAGCCGAAGCCGCCGAAGGAGCCATCAGTGGACTACAACCCGACTGGAACGTTACCGATCCTGTCAATAAGAACTACATCAAGAACAAACCGGAGATCCCGACGTTGGATATGGCACCGACTGCCGAGACATTGAGCTATGTCAATACCGACGGTACAACCATCAACTTTCGTATCGGCGACGAAGTGCGTGTAGCGGAAGATGGCGAATATGTATTCTACCGGCTTTATGATCTTGCCGGGGGAAAAGCCTCGTGGCAGGAATCCGGCAGCGGTGCAGCCTTACCCGGTAATGTTTATCTAACAGGAGCCAATTATTACAATGAATCAGTACGAACGATAAAACAAGGATATTTAAGCAATGAGTAAGAAAGGTGCATTTATTTATCAACAGATCGAACTGACGACGGCTGAATGG